CCTATTAAAACTTAAACAATGAGTTTACAAACTTTATTAGAAAGTGCAAACCCATATCACTCAGTACAGAGCGACGCTGCTCGATTAGCTGAAAAGTGGGAAAAAACAGGTTTGTTAGAAGGTATGAATGGTTCTTCCAAAAGTAACATGGGAATGATCCTTGAAAACCAAGCTAAACAACTTGTAGTAGAAAGTTCACAAACAGGTGGTGGTGTAGCAGGAGCTACCTTCACTGCAGGTGTAGGTGAGCAATGGGCAGGTATCGCTTTACCTTTAGTAAGAAAGGTATTCGGACAAATAGCTGCTCAAGAATTCGTATCAGTACAACCAATGAACTTACCTTCAGGTCTTGTATTTTATCTAGATTTCCAATATGGAAGTAATGTATCTCCTTTTAGTTCAGGAGATTCTATGTACGGTGATACAGATGGTAACAACCCATTTGGTAACGGTGCAACAGGTGGACTATACGGAGAAGGTAGATTTGGATATTCTATTAACAACACAGAATCAGTAGCAGCTGTAACATCAGAATCTGCTGACTGGAAAGCTGTTAATTATGATAATTCATTATCTGCTTCTATGGCTGCTGGTACATTATTAAAAGTTAAATTCCCTGTAAATAAGCTAAATAATGCTGACTACGAAGGAATTAGAGCTTTTTCATTAGCAACTGGATCTAGTAGTGATGCAATTAATATTGCTGCATACACTACTCAAACTTCAACTCACGTAAACTTTATCGTAGACGAAGCAGCTGGAGATAAGATCACTGACGGTAACGCTCTTAAAGCAATTTACCAACAACAACCACTTGATGACCGAAGAGGTGACTTTGAAGATGGTAACACAACATTAAATGGTGGAAATAGTTCAATCCAAATTCCAGAAATTAATGTACAGATGAAATCATCTGCTATTGTAGCTAAAACTAGAAAATTAAAAGCAGTTTGGACGCCTGAGTTCGCTCAAGATCTTAACGCTTACCATGCTCTAGATGCTGAAGCAGAATTGACTTCTATCTTAAGTGAGTACATTTCATTAGAAATCGATCTAGAAATTCTTGACATGTTAATGGATTCTGCAGCTGCAGGAACAGAAGTATGGTCAGCTAAGAATGACACAGCTAGAGAGCATGATGCTAATGGAACATCTACTTCATTAGGATTCTATAATAGCCAAGGACAGTGGTTCCAAACTTTAGGAACTAAAATCCAAAAGCTAAGTAATATAATTCACCAAAGAACATTAAGAGGTGGTGCAAACTTCCTAGTATGTTCTCCATCAGTAGGAACAGTCCTAGAATCAATTCCAGGATTTGCTGCTGACTCAGATGGTGATGCTTCAAAAGCTTCTTATGCATTTGGCGTACAGAAAGTTGGTGCTTTAAATAGCAGACAAAAAGTCTACAAAAACCCATATATGAAAGAAAACGTAATCCTATTAGGATTTAGAGGATCTCAGTTCCTAGAAGCTGGTGCCGTGTTTGCTCCATATATTCCGTTAATTATGACTCCTCTAGTATATGATCCAGATACTTTCACACCAAGAAAAGGATTATTAACTAGATATGCTAAGAAAATGGTAAGACCAGAATTTTATGGTAAAATCATTTGCTCTGATCTTCACCTTATCTAATAGGTAATTATCAATAGCATTTAAAATTAACCCGGCCTTTGGTCGGGTTTTTTTATCCTTTTTATATTTATAACCAACAGCGTTTTATGGGAACTATACTTATCTCACTATATCTTTATATTAAAATTTACCCGTATTTTAACGTATTATTATTGTTTGCTCTAATTATTTGTATAACCCCTAAATTAAGAAATCTATGGCGTCTAAACCGCATACTGACGACGTGTACCGTCCGAAGAGAATTCCAAAAAACCCAATTAAGTTCAAACTCCAACTTAATGCCGAACAAAAAGAAGCTAAAGCAATTATACTTGAAAATACAATCACTTTATTAGGTGGTGGAGCTGGAAGTGGAAAAACACTTTTAGCATGTAATGTTGCTCTTGATGGTTTATTAAGAAGAATGTATGATAAAATTATAATAACTAGACCTACCGTATCAAAAGAAGAAATAGGTTTTTTACCTGGTGATTTAAGAGAAAAAATGGATCCATGGGTTCAACCTATATACCAAAATTTTTACCAATTATATGATAAAGTTAAAATTGAAAAGCTTATTGAAGATGGTAAAATAGAAATAGTACCTGTATCATTTATGAGGGGTAGAACATTTTTAGACTCAATGATTATTGTGGATGAAGCACAAAATGTTACTCATGAACAAATGGAGATGATTACTTCTCGTATAGGTTTAAGAAGTAAAATGATGATATGTGGTGATTCAAACCAAACGGATCTAAAGAAAAAATCAGATTCTGGATTTAAATTTTTATATACTGCTGCTAGGAAAATAAAAAATTTAGAAGCAATTACTTTAAACACTAATCATAGAGATTCAATTGTAGAAGATTTGTTAGCATATTACCAAGATGCAGTAGATAGAGGCATATCAATCACTACATCAGGTTCCTATATTTATAATAATAAGAACTAATTTAATATTTATAAATAAAATATAAGTATGGCAAATATCCCCATATATGATGGTAATCCTAGCTGGTCAGCAGATGCTGTTCCCTTTGGATTTTATAGCAGTGATACTGAATTTCAAACAGATGCTGTTAAAGTAGCAAAATTTTGTGCTCAAAGATTAGGTTATCCGCTAGTAGATGTAGAATTACAGTCAGGTTCATTTTTTACTGCATTTGAAGAAGCAGTAACTACTTATGGAAATGAATTATATGCCTATAAAATAAGAGATAATCAATTATCATTAGAAGGTTTATCTACAGGTAGTAACCTAAATGAATCAATAGTTACACCAAGTTTTGCTTCAATAGTAAGATTAAGTGAACAGTATGGAGCAGAAGCTGGTACAGGAGGAAATATACCTTATTATAGTGGCTCAATTCCTCTTACTGAATCAATACAAGATTATGATTTAAAAACCTGGGCAACAGATAATAGTATAACAGGTAGTATTGAAATAAAAAGAGTATTTTATGAATCATCCCCAGCAATTACAAGGTATTACGATCCTTATGTGGGTACTGGGTTTGGTACAATGAATATGTTTGATAGTTTTGGATTTGGAGGTATGAGTCCGGCTATTAATTTCTTAATGATGCCACTTAATTATGATATGCAAATTATTCAACAAATAGAAATGAGTGATAGCATTCGTAGATCTAATTATAGTTTTGAAATTAAAAACAATAAAGTTAGAATATTCCCTCTACCAGGTAGCGGTAGTGCTCATTTACATTTTGAATACATTAAATTAGATGATAGAATTAACTCTAGTAATGAAAGTGCGGTAGCAAAAGTATCTAATGTATCTAATACTCCTTATACTAATCCAAGTTATAAATCTATTAACTCAGTAGGCAGACAATGGATTTTTGAATATACTTTAGCATTAGCTAAAGAAATGTTAGGATATGTTAGAGGAAAATATAGTAATATTCCAATCCCCGATGCATCAGTAACCTTAAATCAATCTGATTTAATAGCAGCCGCTACAGCTGAAAAAACAACTTTAATAGAAAGATTAAGAGGATATTTTGATGAAACTTCTCGTAAATCATTATTAGAAAGAAGAGCACAAGAAACAGAATTTAAACAAACGGAATTAAAACAAGTTCCGTATACAATTTATATCGGATAATATGGCAATGTTTGGGCGCTTACGTGATGTAAGCTTAGTAAGGACAATAAACCGTGAACTAATGGGTAATATAATCACCCAACAGGCGGCTATATATAAATACAAACTGGAAGAAACAACAGTTAATTTATATGGAGAAGCTTCTGGTGAAAAATATTATGATGGTCCTTTTCTATTTAATTGTTTGATATTAAGACAACCCCAAAGTTATCCCGAAGATGAATTAGGTATTGGGTATATAAGAAATATTAGATTTTCATTTTTAAGAGCGGATTTAAAGGATGCTAATGTAGTACCTGAAGTTGGTGATATAGTATTATATCAAAATGATTATTATGGAGTAAGCGGAACCATTTCAAACCAATATTTCTTAGGTAAAAACCCAGATTACCCAAATAATAATTCAGATGGAACACCTAACCCATTAAACCCAGGATTAGAAAATTTTGGAGCTAATTTATCTATTATTTTAGAAACATATTATATACCTGCTGATAAAGTAGCTATATCACCTTATAAAGAAAGATTTTAATGGCCAACTTTAAACCATATCCTAAAAAACAAAGAGACATAAGTATTTCTCAACAAACTGCTTTTGATAAAGAGAGGGGTAATCCTAATACTTCTAAAAACCCTAATAAATCTCAAACGGGGATAGAATTTAATAGATCTACTAAATTAAGTTCTAAAAATGATCCATCAAAACAATTTTCAATTGGCATTCAAGATTTAGATGAAGCAGTATTTTATTATTTTAATAATGTAATTAAACCTTTTGTATACCAAAATGGTGAAAGAAGAACGGTACCAGTAATATATGGTAGCCCTGAAAGATGGAAATCTTTTAGAAGAGATGGATATTATAGAGATAAAGATGGAGCTGTTATGTTACCTATTATAGTTTTAAAAAGAGATACTATAACTAAAGATAGAACTACATATAATAAATTAGATTCTAACCAACCCAATTTATATGGAACTTTTGGAAAAGGATATAACCCTAAAAATTCATATTCTAATTTTAATGCTTTAAATAATAGAATCCCTGTAAAACAGTTCCAAACTATTGCAGTTCCTGACTTTGTAACATTATCGTATAGCTGTATAATACAAACTTATTATATGGAACAATTAAATAAAGTAATAGAAGCAGTAGAATATGCATCAGATTCATATTGGGGTGATCCCGAAAGATTTAAATTTAAAGCTAGAATAGATAGTTTTTCAACTGCGACAGAATTAACCACAGGAAGAGATAGATTAGTAAAAGGAACTTTTAATATAGATTTAAGAGGCTACATAATACCTGATGTTATACAAAAAGATTTAAATTCAATGAAAAAATATAATACTAAATCAAAAGTTAATATAACATCAGAAACTGTATCTAATATAGATAATGTAAATAGCCCATCAAATTTACAAAATCCAAACTCTGATGGTAGAAATAGATAATTTTAAGAAAAAACTTTATATTTATAAACAAATGTTTTATTATGGAAAAAATTAAGTTACAAAAAGAAGAAATTCAAAAATTAAAAGAAATTCAAACTAAAGCAAACGAAATTATATTTGCCTTAGGAAACCTTGAAGCTCAAAAATTAGCAATAATACCTCAATTAGAGGAAGCTCGTGAAGAAAGAGATAAATTTGGTAAAGAACTTCAAGATAAATATGGAAATGGAAATATTGACTTAGAAACTGGTACTTTTACAAAATCAGAATAGTTTTTTGAACTAGTTTCTAATATTTATAATAAAAAATAATATTAATTAAACATAAAAATGGCAGAAACTTTAATATCTCCCGGTGTATTAGCAAGAGAAAATGATTCATCTCAAATAACCCAAGGGCCAAGAGAATATGGTGCGGCGATTATTGGCCCATCTGTTAAAGGTCCAGTAGAAAAACCAACAGAAGTTAGCTCATATAGTGAGTATTTAGCAATTTTTGGTGGGGCTGTAACAAGTGGATCACAGCAATACTCATACTTAAATCAAGTAGCGGCAAATAATTATTTTAGACAAGGTGGTAATTCATTACTAGTAACTAGAGTAGTATCTTCTTCAGGTAATTGGGCAGGTGCTCAATCCAAAGATGTACATACTTTACATGGACATCAAGGGCTTAAAGAAACAACAACAGGTCAAACTGATTGGACACTAATAGGTAGTTTTAATATCACTGGTAGTGGATTAGGTAGTGTATCAGGTTTAACTCCATCAACTGCTGGAGCTGGATCAGGAGCAGAATTTACTATTGATTTGGCTAAAACAGCATCTTTAGAAGGAGTTTCAATTATAGTAACAAATTCAGGTAGTGATTATGAAGCAGGTGATACTATAACGTTTTCATCAGCATCATTAGGTGCTTCTACAGACCCAGATAAGGGACCAGGAACAGATTTAACACTTAGAATTCAAGATTCTAACTTACAAGCACAAACACCATTTACATTAACTACAATTTCAAAAGGTGATCTTATGAATAGCACAGGCTCAGAAATTGGAGGAGGTGCTTTAGATAGTGGATCAGCTGATAACTTAAGATGGGAAATTACAGCAACAAACACATCATCAGGTGTATTTAGTTTAGCTATTCGTAGAGGTGATGATAAACAAAATCAAAAGGCTATTTTAGAAACTTTTAATAATATATCATTAGATCCATTAGCTCCTAATTATATAGAAGCAGCAATAGGTAATAGTTATTGTGGAGCCCCAACAACAGAGGGTGGTGACACTTACTTACCAGAATATGGAAATTATGTAAACAAAAGTAGATATGTCTATGTTTCTCATGTACAGAAAAAAACACCAAATTACTTTGATAATAATGGTACTCCTAAAAATGAATTTACAGGAAGTTTACCTCATTTAGGTTCTGGTTCATTTGGTGATGGTGCTGGAAGTTTATTCCCAGGAGCAAGTGCAGCTCAATTCAATGAAAATATTACAGCTGGTGATATTCAGGGTATATCGGCTAATGATTACACAGCATCAATAGCATTAATGAATAATAAAGATAATTATCAATTTAATTTATTATCAGCACCAGGATTAATTCACCAAGTTCATCCTTCACAAGTAAATTCACTAATAGCAGTAGCTGAAAATCGTCAAGATTGTTTAGCGGTAATAGATTTACGAAGATATGGATCAACAGTTGGACAAGCTACAGCGGCAGCAAGTGGATTTGATACTTCATACGCAGCTACATACTGGCCTTGGTTACAATCATTAGATGCAGACACAGGTAGACAAGTATGGGCTCCAGCTTCAACATTTATTCCTGGAGTATATGCCTTTACAGACGCTTCTTCAGACCCATGGTTTGCACCAGCAGGTTTAACAAGAGGTGGATTAGGTCAAGTATTAAAAGCAGAAAGAAAATTAACTTCTGGAAATAGAGATAGTTTATATGAGGCAAATGTTAACCCAATTGCAACCTTCCCACAAAATGGAGTTGTAGTATTTGGACAAAAAACATTACAGAAAAAATCATCTGCTTTAGATAGAGTAAATGTAAGAAGATTGTTAATAGCTCTTAAGAGTTTTATTTCACAAGTAGCAGATAACTTAGTATTTGAACAAAATACTATAGCTACAAGAAATAATTTTTTAACGTCAGTTAATCCTTATTTAGAAGGAGTACAACAAAGACAAGGATTATTTGCTTTTAAAGTAGTAATGGATGATAGTAATAATACACCAGATGTTATTGATAGAAATGAGTTGATAGGTCAAATTTATCTACAACCAACTAAAACAGCTGAATTTATTATATTAGATTTCAATGTACTACCAACTGGAGCAACATTTCCAGCATAAAAATTAAAAAATAGAATATTTATAATAAAATAAAAACATACAATGGCAGTATTAGATCCTAACGAAATATTTTTCACAGCGTTTGAACCCAAGCAGCAAAATAGGTTTATCATGTATATGGACGGATTTCCGTCGTATATGGTAAAAGGTGTTGGAGCTGTATCATTAACTCAAGGTAGTGTAGCACTTAACCATATAAACGTACAACGTTACGTAAAAGGTAAAACTGTATGGAACACAGTTTCATTTACACTATTTGATCCAATTACCCCATCAGGTGCCCAAGCTATAATGGAATGGGTAAGATTACACCATGAATCAGTAACAGGTAGAGATGGATATTCCGATTTCTATAAAAAAGACTTAACATTTAATGTTTTAGGTCCTGTAGGTGATGTAGTTTCTGAATGGGTTATTAAAGGAGCTATGATTACAGAAGCTTCATTTGGAGATTATAATTGGGATAATGCAGATGCTGCTCAAGAAATTACAATGACTGTACAACCAGATTATTGTGTATTAAATTTCTAAACACCCTACCTTTTATTTTAAAAAATTGCTTGGCTTTGCCAAGCTTTTTTTTTATATTGGTGTCAATACTAAAAGGAATAGTTCTTTGACATTTAAAAATAATAAGATATGGAAAATTTAGAATTTATGTTAGGTGTCCTATCCACAGTAGGTATATTCTTAGTAGGGTATGCTTCGATAGGAGTGTTTAAGGTAAAAACCAAAGTTAGAGATGTTAACCAATCTGTAGATAATGCTTATTTAGCTATAGATGAAATCGGTAAAGATTTTAATAGTAATATTAATGATTTACGATTAGAATACCAAAATCAAGTTGATGAAATTTATAGACAAATGGATTCAAGATTTGATAAGTTTGAAAATAAAATAAATAAATAATTACTAACCCGTTTTAAGAACTTTCCTTTTTAGTATTTATTAATGATAAAAAAGTTTTAATTAAATAAAGATTATGGCCGAATTTAAATTCCCAACCGAAGAAGTAGAATTACCATCTAAAGGATTATTATACTCTACAGATCATGTTCTTTCAAGCGGTAAAGTTGAAGTAAAATATATGACTGCAAAAGAAGAAGATATTCTATCTAATCAATCATATATTACAAAAGGTGTTGTACTAGATAAATTATTAGAGTCTGTTATTATAGATAAAAAAATCAAAATTAATGATTTAGTAGTTGGTGATAAAAATGCAATTTTAATAGCTACCCGTATTTTAGGATATGGAAAAGAATATCAAATAACATATAATGGTAAAAAAGAAAATATTGATTTAACTCAATTAGAAAATAATCCATTTGAACATGCTACCCCTGGTGTAAATGAATTTAGTTATACTCTTCCAACTACTAACACTGAAATTACTTATAAAATTTTAAATGGTAGTGATGAAAGAAAAATTGAAAGAGAATTAGAGGGTCTTAAAAAAATAAACCCGAATAATTCACCAACACTTACAACAAGATTAAAATATATTATTACTTCTGTAGGGGGTGATAATGAATCAAAAACAATCAGAGAATTTGTAGATAATCAACTATTAGCTAGAGATTCTAGGGCATTTAGAGACCATATAAAAAAGACACAACCAGACGTAAATTTAACTGTATCTACGGACAGTGGAGAGGAGGTAAGTGTGCCTATAGGGCTCGACTTTTTTTGGCCTGACTTTGGAGAATAGTTCTCAAATTAGAGTAAATTTATTTAAAGAATTACATGAAATAGTATTTCATGGAAAAGGGGGGTATGATTATTACACTTTATATAATATGCCCATTTGGTTAAGAAGATTTACTTTTAAAGAAATAGAAAGATATTTTAAAAAGGAAGCAAAAGCACATGAAGATGCGAAAACTGGAAAAAATCAAAAAACAATGATTAGCACAGATGGAAAGGTAAATGTACCTGAATTTGCTAAAGCATCAAAACCATATAAAGGGAAGAGCAGCTATAAATAGTTGCTCTTTTTAATATTTATAACATATAAATAGATAATTCTATATGGCTCTTAATCCTGATCAATTAAAACAAGCACAATCCCTTTTAGATAAGATAAATTCTTCTTATACTCAATTGGGCAAAACAGATCCCTTTAGAAATTTTGATATAAGTAAAGCTAAAGATTTTGACGAAACTGTTGGTCAATTAAATGCTGGTCTTAATGATGTGACCAAGCAATTAGAGGAAATGAATTCAGAATTGGATAACATTGTCTCTGCTTTTAAACTTACAGTTCAGGAAATATCTAAGTCTAATAATGCTTTAAATACCAATAAAAAAACTTTTAGTGATATTAGTAAAATTGCTACGACATTAAGAAATGATCAAGCAGGCATAGCGGAACTTAGTACTAAAGACTTAAATAGTTTAGTTACAAAATTAGGTAAAAAGAAACAAGAGTTAAAAGATAATCAAAGTATTCTTGAACAACGTAAACAAGAATTAATTGAACAAAATAAATCTTTAGGAAATTCAAACAAAGAACTAGCTCAGAAAAAAAAGAACAGAGATGAACTAGTATTAATTAATAATTCCTTAAGGGCGGGTAATGCCGAAATGGAGGAGGGAAAAGGTCTATCTGCAGATTTAGTTAGAATAGCTAAACAAAGGTTAGCTGAAGAGGAAAAAATTGATGATGCTCTAGGATTAGGAGGGGCCGCTATTAAAGGAGTTGGCAAAGCTTTAGATAAAATGGGGCTTGGCGGTTTAGCTGGTAGACTAGGTTTAGATGAAGCTCAAAAAGAAATGAGAAAAGTAGCCAAGGAGGTTACTAAAGGTGGAAAGGAAGCCACAGGTTTTGTGGGTCAAATGAAGGTTTTATCAGCGGGTACAGCTACATTAGGTGCTAATTTAGCTAAAAATTTAGTAGACCCAATGGCGGTTGTTGGTACTCTAACAAGTAAATTTGTTAGTGCTATTAAAAATGCAGATAAGGGAATTGAAGATATAGCTCGGGGCATGAATATGAGTGTTTCGGAAGCACAAGGTTTTGTAAAAGAATTAAATAATGCTGCTATTCAATCTGAAGATTATAAAGTAAATACTAAGTCTTTAATTAAAGCTAACCTAGATATAAATAAAGCATTAGGAACATCAGTTAAATTAAATAATGAAAATTTAAAAACTTTTGTAAAATTACAAAATGCTGCTGGTTTTACTAGTGAGGAGTTAATGGGTATAAATTCATTAGCTTTGGCTACAGGAGGAAATCTTGAAGAAATGACTGGGGAATTTATGGCTCAAGTTAAACTTACAGCTACCCAAAATAAAGCAGTTCTTAATGAAAAAGAACTATTAAAAGATATAGATAAAGTATCAGCAGCAATTACAATGTCATTTGGTAAAAACCCAGCATTAATAGCGGATGCTGTTGCTACCGCTAAATCTTTAGGGATGGAATTAGGTGATGTAGCTGGTATAGCTGAATCTTTATTAAATTTTGAATCATCAATAGAAAAAGAATTAGAAGCTGAATTATTATTAGGTAGAAATATTAATTTAGAAAAAGCAAGACAATTTGCATTAAATAATGATTTAGCAGGGGTTGCAACTGAAATAAATAAACAATTAGAAAACCAACAAGATTTTAATGAGTTAAACTTCCTACAACAACAGGCATTAGCTGAATCAGTAGGAATGACTAGAGAACAATTAGCAAAAACATTATTTGTACAAGAACAAATAGGTAATCTTTCAGGTGAAGAATATGCTATAAGAGAAAAACAAATTAATGAATTAGAAGCTAAAGGATTATCTCAAGAAGAAATAAAAAAAGAATTAGCTGAAAAATCAATAGACGATTTAAAACATCAAGCGGGATTAGCTACACAATTTCATGAAGCATCAGAAAAAATTAATGATGCATTTATGAAAGTAGCTATCACATTAGAACCTGTATTTGCTTTTATTACTGGTATAGTTAAAGGATTAGCTGAATCAAAAATATTAGCGGGGGCGTTAATTGGAGTTTTAGTTGGGATGAAAGCTGTAAGTGCTTTTATTGCCATACAAACTGTAATACAAGCCATTGCAAAAATGTTTGGTGAAAATGCTAAATTTGGTCCATTAGGTATTGGGTTTGCAATAGCAGGTGTAAGTGCTTTAATAGGAGCTATTGCAATGGGAACTTCTAAAGTAAAATCCCAAAAAGCGGGGGATTTAATGTCACAAGCAGGAGGTGGAAAAACAATGGTATCCACCAGAGAAGGTGGTTTATTTGAACTTTCACCTAATGATGATATAGTAGCAGCACCAGGAGCGGCTGCAGCCTTATCTGGTGGGAATTCTACTAGTAAAAGATTAGAAGAACTTCAAGCACAAACTAATGCCTTACTTAACCAAATTTTAACTACACAAGGGACAGTATCACTTGATGCAGAAAAAATGGGAACTGCCATATCAATGAATACTTATGAAGTTTCCCCTTAATTAGATATTTATAATAAAACAATTAATTATGAGCATTTTAAATAAATTACAACGACTTGGTTCAAAATTTTCAATAGGAAATGGAGCAACACCACCACAAACTCAGAAAGATGAAGTAATACCCGTAGAATCTAATTTAGGGTTAAGCGGTAATACTCCTGAAAAGTACGAAGATAATAAACCTAATTAAATATGGGATTAGTAGATTTAAGTACAGATCTTAAATCACTAAAATTTGGAAAAGATAGATTAGGAGGGGGCAATAGCGGACAACCTTATATAACTAAATCTATACCATCCGATGCAAGTGATCTTAATAAAACAGGAGGACCAGACTTTCTGTTAAGGGGGGGTTCTTTAGTTATTAATAAAACTATTGATGATGTATCAAGATTAACAAAAATGTTCCTTGATACTAAATCTTTAAATGGTTTACTGTTTACAGGAAAGCAACTTTTATTATCAAGAACAAGTCAAAGAACACAGGCAAGTCCAATAGCCCTTAATGCCGGTTTTTATTTACCTACTTCTACAATACTTCAATCTGGGGTTAATGCTTTAGGAATTCATTTAAATAAACAAGGTATAGACCCAACAGGGTTATTAGCCAAAAAAGGTATTCTAGTACAACCTCAATATATTAATTTTGCTAAAGACAATAATAGTGAAATTATAAATCCTGCTACTAATAGATTATTAAGACTAAGAAATGAAAAATTATTAATCCCATCAAACAACCCCTCAGAATTATTAAGCTATAGTGGAGGACCTGGATCTATATTAGGGGTAGGAAAAACAAAAATTGGTAGATTTTCTAATACTAGAATTGCATTAGATGATTATAAAAGTGGTGCTATGTATGCAAGTGCAAACGTAGCTATTCCAAAAAATAAAGAAGGAATATATATTGATAAAACATCAAGCAAATTTGTTCCACAAATCACTGAAGATTTTAGAATTAATTTAACACCCCCTAATACTAACATTTCAAATTTACCTGGAGTAGATAAAAATAAATCTTATCAAACAGGAAAAGGGCAAAATATTGATGAAAGAACTAATAGAGGAAACCCAGGTGCAAGAGGAGACAAATCAGATTTTTCAAAAGGTAAAATACTTCCTGGGGACAATAAATCTAAACCTTTAGACAAAATTACAGCTTTACCTTTATATAGATCAACAGGAGTAATTCAAGATGATGATAAAAATGATTTAGTTAAATTTAGGATAGGAATTATTGATAATGATGATCCCTCATACAAAACTTATATTCATTTTAGAGCTTTTATAGATTCATTAGATGATAGCTATAGTTCACAATGGAGCAGTAATAAATTTGTAGGTAGAGGAGAAGAATTATATAGATATGGCGGATTTAATAGGTCTGTGAGTTTGGCTTGGACAGTAGTAGCTCAATCTAAAGATGAACTAATTCCTATGTATCAAAAACTAAATTATTTAGCTTCATCAATAGCACCTGATTATTCAAATACAGGATATATGAGAGGCAACTTAATAACTTTAACAGTAGGTGGATGGTTTTTCGAACAGGTTGGATTTATAGAAGGAATTAATTATAGTGTACCACAGGAATCACCTTGGGAAATTGCTATTCCTGCTGGAGGTGGTTTAAATGATAAAAGTGTTAAAGAAATGCCACATATGATTAAAGTAACAGGGTTTAAATTTACCCCAATAGAAAGATTTTTACCACAAATTCAAAAGAATGTATACGAAGGTGATGCAGTACCAGGAACTAATAGCAAAGCTATTGATGGAAAATGGATATCAGGATTTGGTAAAGAAAGATACATTCAACTATCAGCAGGAGGCGAAGGTGAATCTGGAGTTTTAGCTGATAATTATGGGTCATTAGATGGAAGTGTGTATGATGGAAATGATAATTACATTGGTATAGGAAACATAAAAGATGAAAATGAAGCATCTAAATTTTTTAATGACACTCCACAAGGACGAGAAGCTTTAAATAATCTTTCAAACACTTCATTCTTTTAATTATGAATAGATACGATCAATTAAGGGGAATTACAGGGAATCCACCAAAATACCCAGATATACCTTTATCTTTTAATGATACTTATGTAGTATCAACAGAGGGTGATAGGTTTGATATTTTAGCTCAACAATTTTACCAAGACCCTAGTTTGTGGTGGATTATATCAACTGCAAACCCACAATTAGAACAAAATTCATATAATATAACCCCGGGAACTCAATTAAGAATTCCCTCTAACCCCGAAGATGTTATTCAAAGATATAAAGGATTAAATTCATTATAAGTTATGACAGGTAATATAATAGGAGAACCAACGGAAGGATTTGTTGCTAAAGAAGTCAAGCTTAGGCAAAAAATTTATGGAGCAGGATCTGATGGTAAAGCAAGAACCACGGATCAGGCTATATACATGAATAATAGAAATGCTTGGATAAAAGTAGCATCAGGAGCAAGTGTTACGGATCCTGGTGCAAAATTACCTAAATCAATCCCTAATACCCAATTAAATTTATTTAAACAGAATGGGCTAGCAAAAAAAGCTTTATTATTTAATGGTTTATCTTCCTTAGTAGCTGGAGTAACAACCCAAAGACAAGGCGCAAATTTAGCGGGCAATGGTCCTGGGAATAGTAAAGTATTTAACAACTCAGTATATGGATTAGGAGGGACAGAACAAGGTTTTCAACCCATGCCTGGTATTGAAACTGTTAATATTACTAATAAAAATAGAGGATCAATTAGAACTGCTACTATTACTTTAACAGCTTTTAATAAATTTCAGTTTGAAATTATAGAAGCTTTATATTTAAGACTTGGTTTTACTTTATTAATAGAATGGGGGTGGGATAAGTATATAAATCATGAAACTAATAAAATTGAAAATGTAGGGAATACTGTAACAGAAACATCATTTTTTGGGACTAATAACCAGGATGATATTTTACAATCAATTATAAGCTTTCGATCAATTTATAATGGAAATTATGATGGATATTTTGGTAGAGTAACTAATTTTAATTGGAGCTTTGAAGATGATGGTACCTATAAAATTACAATTAAATTAGCTAGTTTAGGAGATGTAATGGAATCCTTTAAAATTAATACTACTCCAAATAAAAAACTACATGATAAGGTATCAGGATTAGAAAATGAAGCAGTTTCATCTAATGGTAATAATAGATTAAAATATCTTAAAAAAGAAGGAAGTATTATATCCTCTGAAAAATCTTCAACCCAACTGGGAGCTTTATTATATGAAAAATTAGCCCAAAATTCATTATGGAAAGCAGATGGAGATAAAAATTATTTTAATTTACACCATGCTATAGCATCATCAGATAATTATGGTGGTATTTCTACTTATAAAAAAGATTCATCTTCCCCTTCTGTTGGAGAAAATTCTTTAAATAAAAGGTATTGTTATTATGTTAGTTTTGGGGAATTATTAAGACTTATACACACACAAATATTACCTAATGTTAATGATAGTACTTTTAAACATTTAGAAATAGATTTAGATTCTACTCATACAATATGTAGTTATACACCTAATTTAATATCTTATGACCCTAGAGTTTGTATGATAAAAATGGACGATGGGTATGCTTTTAACCAAACAGGTATGAGCGGCATATTAACACCAGACTATACAGAAAAAATGAAACCTTTTATTAGAACTTCTATAAAGGAGGATTTAGCAGGGATATCTGAAATAACAATTATTAATAAACAAACTAAATCCGAAAGAAAAGTTAGAGTAAAAAATCTTTCTGAATCCCTAGTAAATATGAGAATAAAATTGGGGATACTTAAAGATATAGATGGTAATCCTATTATTTTAAAAAAATCAGATAAAGCAACAAAGCTTATGGGTGTTACAGTATTTGGTAAGTTAGAAGAAATTAAAGAAATTAAACCATTAGATACAATAAGCAAAGGTACACTTATATGGGGGGAAATACACAATATATATCTTAATTATGATATAATATTTAAATTATTAAAAGAAACAGTAGATAAAAAAGGAGCTTTAACTTTATTTAAATTTTTAGTTGGGATTTGTGATGAAATAAATTCTTCATTTGCTAATATATTAGATATAGAACCTATTATAAAAGATGATAAAGTAATAACTTTTATGGACCAAAAACCAATCCAGGGTGGTTCTAAAAGTTTAAAAGAACTTATAGCAGGATTTAACCATTCTGAAACAGCTAATATAGAAGTATTTGGTTTTAATAAAACTAAAGGTGAAGGTACTTTTGTAAAATCTTTATCTTTTAATACTAAAATCTCACCTAAAATTTCAAATCAATTAGCCATTGGGGCAACGGCATCAGGGACAGCAGTAGGAGAAGATGCAACTGGATATTCTAATTGGAATAAAGGAATGTTAGATAGATTTAACCAAGTAATAGAAGAACCAGGAGATGAGGATACAGATACAAGTAATCTGACTAATACTCAAAAACAAGATTATGATTTAATTAAATTTCGTGGGGGAACTAAGGTACAATCTGTAATAGGTAGTGAATCCGTAACAACTCAAAAAACTACAAAAATTAGTTATGTAGACTCTGATTATGTTTTTAATCATGGTAACGACACTGTAACAGATTTTTCTAAACAATATACAATTGTATCAAAAAACCCTAAAGTTGAATTTACTATTGATAATGAAACCGGAGCAATAATTGGAGACGTTCAAATTAAGGTTAAATTATTTAGACAATATGGATCCTTTAAAGAAAATAAAGACAAGACAATACAGTTAACTGGGTTCCAGAATAATTCATTACAACAAATATTTAATAAAAGTGTAAATAGTACTTGGTTTGCGGGTGGGGGTGAAAATAGAAGTGCAACTCAATCAGCTCAAAATTTGGCTCAAAAATTATATAAAGAAATATGTAAAGCACTAGCTAAAGCATATAAAGTTCAAGAACCTAATTTTGAATTTTCAGATAATGGTTTCTGGTCAGCTAGTGATTCTTTAAACGACCAAACATCCCCAGATGTAGATAGCCAAAGAAAGAAAAGAGCAGAAAAGAGAGCGGCAGTATCAGATGTAAATTACACTGCTTATTTGGCTTCAATGTTTGGGGGTAAGCCAAGAATTACAAATGAACAGGCTGGAAATATAGGTATTAATATTTCTTATATTGATCGTGATGAAGCAAAATATACAGTACAATATAATGGTACTGATTTTTCATCTGCAGGGAAAAATTCTTATAAAATGTGGTTATCACATTATACAAACGAACAATATAATAGTGGAGAAGGAGGAGGAGGTGCTAGTAACCAATCAGGTTTTATTCCTGTAGAATTTGATATAGAACTAGATGGAATTTCAGGGTTTAAAATTTATAACAAAGTAAATATTGATCAAAGAATATTACCTTCAAATTATAGTGAAGCATTAGAGTTTTTAGTAAAAGGATTAAACCATAAAATTGATAATATGGGGTGGACAACTAATTTAGAAACTTTATCAACATCTAATTTAAATGTTAGAACACAAAGATATAATAGGAATTATGAAGCACCCGACCCTGGATTCCCTCCTGCAAGACCACCTTTATCTAATAAATTTAAAGGCACAAATAATGACTTACAGCCTATAAAAGATTTAATAGCTGAATTTGAATCTAGAGGTAAATACAGTATAGCAAACCAAGGTAAGCAAGGGGGATATAAAATTTCCTCAACAGATATTACACAAAACACAATATCAGATTTATTAGACAATAAATCAACAACTTTTGCTGATGCTAAAGGTTCATCTGCTGTTTTTGCTATGGGTAGATACCAAGTAATACCTACAGTTCTAAATGGAGCAGTAAAAAAAGGTATTATTGAAAGGTCGGCATTATTTAATCCTGAAAGTCAAGAAATAGTATGTGATTATTTACTCTTAAAAAAGAGAAGATCTCAAATAGGAAAATATTTAAATGGTGATAATGCAGGATCTATAAGAGATTTAGAAAGAGCAATTGATGGTTTAGGTCAAGAATGGGCTAGTATGCCCGTTGTATCAAAAACAGCAAAAAATAAAAACAAAGTTGGAAATGTAGTAGCAGGAACAGGTAAATCGGCGTATTATGGGGGAGACGGAATAAACCCATCAACATCTAAAACAGATGTAAGAACAGCAGTACAAAAAATGATAGAATCAAGAATAAAATATTCCAAAAAAGTACCAGACTTTATTCCATCATATGTAACAGTATAAGATATGTATTATCCAAAATCACAAATACAAGGAAATTTATATACTAAAGGTAAAGAATTAGTAACTGAATCTGACCGTAAAAATTACATCGGTTATTATTATAAAACATCTGATGGTAAATATTATAGTGGGAAGTTTCCTAATAACCCAACAGAAGAAAGTTTAATTCGTAATAGAGCTTACGAAAATTCCAATTATAACCCTTCAAACCCAAAAACCCCAATAACACCTATATTTAGAGAAAAAAATGAAGAAATTGAAGTAACATATAATTTAGATATGGATTATATATTAGCTAACAAAACTAAATATAGTAATAATTTAATTGCTCCTTTAAATCGTGTAATTCTCCCAACAGACAAAGATTATCAAATAGGACAATATGTAAGATATTTTTTAAAGAAAACAAATGGAGTTTTATATAAAGAACAACGATTTAAAGATTATCAAAGATACCTAGAAAAGGACCCCCAAGTTCAATACGATCTATATCAACCTATTTCATTTACATGGGTAATAAAAGGTGATAATAAAAATAAAGTAGGTAATGTTAACTTAAATACTCTTAAGCTAACAGAAACTTCACTTAATATAAAAGGATTAGTTAATTATTTTAAAGGGAAATATTCCCAATATTGTAAATTAAACAATGAACCAACCCAATCAGATCTTGTTACAATTGAAAGAACAGGCTCTATAACTCCATCAACAACAAGAACAGAATCATTTGGATATGGTAAAGGAGGTTATTAATATGGGGGAAATAAATAGGTTATATGTACTGGCTTGTAGAAGACGAGGAACAGTTAAATGTTTTAATAAATAGTGGTTATAAAAAGGCTTTCATTGAGGTAATACCTTATAATGACACAATACACCCCGTACAAAACCACGTGTCTTTGGTGTATATTAGACCAATTAAATCAAGTAAAGGCTATATGATATGCATTGTGCATAGCGAAGCTTTAAATGGTTTAAACACGCGTATAAACGATTTACTAAATAAGTTTGAAGTATTATATTGTAGAGATAAAAAAGAGATATTACACTATTTTCCAATCAAAACTCTTTATGACATAAATTTACCACCTACTACGTATATACGACCTACAACAAATACACACGATTTATACTACAGAAAATATAAAGATAATAAAGAATTAAATTTAATTATCCCAATAGTAAAACATTTTGAATTGTGTGAAACTATTTTTAGAGATCTAAAAGCAAATATTAATAATAAAAAAACAGAATATGGACAATTTTATAACAGTAGAGTATCATTGGTATTCAACGCTATCGAACGAAGTGGATTACGTGTACACGTACCTACCTTCGAGCAATTCTTCCACCCTATTAACGGGGAACACACATACACTCAGTTCAACTTAAAAACAACAACTACTAGACCTAGTAATAAATTTAATAATGTAAATTATGCAGCACTTAATAAAGAAAATGGATGTAGAAAAAGTTTTGTACCACGTAATAATAGGTTTGTGGAAATCGATATTAGTGCTTTCCATCCTAGTTTGGCTGCTCGGCTCATTGATTATGATTTTGCCGGGGTTGATATTCACGCTCATTTTGCGTCCTTATATGGAGTGGATTATAAAAAATCGAAGGAACTTACCTTCAAGCAGCTCTATGGAGGCGTTTTTGAAAATTACCGAAGCCTGGAATTCTTTAAAAAAATAGAAGAATACGTAGGAAAAACTTGGGATAAATTTCAAAGCGATGGGTTTATTGAATGTAAAATTTCAAATTATAGATATGAAAAAGAAAAATTAGATAATATGAATCCCCAAAAATTATTTAATTATGTTTTACAAAATTTAGAAACCTCTACTAATGTGTTGATTTTATGGAAGATACTTTGTATATTAAGGGGATATAAGACAAAATTAGTATTATACACATATGATTCGTTTTTATTCGATTATGATGAAAGTGAACCAACAGTACTTGAAAACATTAGAAATATTTTTAAAGAATTTAGTTTAAATATAAAAGAAATAGAAGGATATGATTACAACTTTGGAGAAATCGCCTAATACGTATAATACGGAATATGATGTTATAACTAACATTCAAAATTTAAGTGATTTGAATAATAAATTATTTTGTACTTTTACTAATCTTGAGGGATTAGACATTCTTATTGAAGATATTAAAGCTAAGTATAGTATTATTTATAACAAGCTTTTTGTTTTAGAAATAGTAGGCAAAGATGAATTTGTTGTTACTTATAACGTTGACCAAACCAACCTTAGTACTATTCCTGAACATACTATCTTAGTTCATAGAAAAAAAGAGTCAAATACTTTATATACTATTAATGCTTTAAATGAATTGATTAAAAAGCTTAATGGTGGAGTGGTAGATACTTCATACAAAATTGATTGGCAACATTATAGAAACTGTATTTTACTTACACAACATAATGAGTTAAATCAATTAAACACAAAAATTTACAAAATTATTGAAGTATAGTTTGGACTCCCAAATTTTACTTCGTATATTAGAGTTACATATAAACAGTTATAATTAAAAATAAGTTACATTTATGGATTTATCAATGCTTAAACAGAAATTGGATACCCTCCAATCAAAACCACAGGGTGGTCAAAAGACCGATTACACAACCATTTTTTGGAGACCTACAGTAGGTAAACAACAAATTAGAATTGTACCATCTGCGTATAATCCCTCAAACCCATTTACAGAACTTAAGTTCTATTATGGTATTACAAATAAGGTTATGATTTCACCTACTAATTTTGGTGAAAAAGATCCTATTGCATTATTTGCACAAAAACTTCGTGAAGGCGAGTATAATAAAGAAAATTATGTACTTGCTAAAAAGCTAGATGCTAAAACACGTACTTTTGTTCCCGTTGTAGTACGTGGAGAAGAAGATAAAGGTACTAGATTATGGCAATTTGGAAAACAAGTATATGAAGAATTACTTGCACTTGCAGTAGATGATGAAATTGGAGATTATACAGACATTGTTGGTGGTAGAGATATTACAGTAGAAACTGTAGGACCAGAATCAACAGGTACTCCTTATAATAAATCATCAGTACGTGTTAGATTAAAAACTTCACCACTTAGTGAAGATGCTACATTAGTAGAAAAATGGACAAGCGAGCAACCAAACCCAACAGATGGTTTGTTTAAGCGTTATTCATTTGATGAAATGAAATCAGCATTAGAACAATGGTTATCACCTGAAGATGAAGCAGAAGAAGCAGTTGCAGCTCCGGTTGCAGCAAAACCTGCTACTAATTTTAGTTTAGATACTACTAAAGTTAAACAAAATAAAGCAGATGCTTTTGATACAATGTTTGATGATAAAGCTAGTAGTAATAAAGTTGATGATCTACCTTTCTAAATATGGCAAAAAAAGTATCAAAGTCTCTCTCGGCAGCAGTGTCTGCCGAGATTAAGGCAAAATTTGATTTAAATAAATTTAAATCGTCTAAAGGTTTAAATAAAAATGTCAAATTTAAGGAACAAAAATGTATACCACTATCCCCTGCTTTTCAAGCTATAGCGGG